TTGGTGGTGCATCTAACCAGTTAGAATCTGTATTCTCAGGTCCAGTTACATTCCAAAAGAGAATTACTGCACAGGAGAACATACAAACTCTAAGACTTACATACTCAAATGATGATGGTACAGTTCTTAGACAGACATTCTTAGCAGAGGATGATGGATCAGGTCAACCAGATATTGATTCAACACTTGCGTTTAATGATGGAGATATTATATACAATATTGATTGGGTGGCAGGTGACTCATTAGGTTGGATGTATCAGTCAGGAGTTTGGTATCAGTTTGGTATGACTGACACCACGCCAATAAAAGCAAGAAGATTTAGTAACGTTACACATTATGGTATAGGTACAATGCCTGACGCATCCAATAGGATGAAGATATTAGGTAATACATTCCTTGATGGTAACTTAGATGTTACTGGAACTTATGGTGCTGCTGACAAGTATAGACTAGCAACTGGTATTGCTAATAACAATAACGGTGTTACCTATGCGGGTAATGGATCTACAACTTCGTTTGCAATATCCCCAGGTCACACAGCATACTCTGTTCTTGTATTCTTAAATGGTGTTGCCCAAATCCCAGGTGTAGACTACACAGTTACTGGTAATGCAGTTGACTTTAGTATCAGTACTGCACCACAGAATAATGATACTATCCAAATCAGGGAACTTGTTATCTAAATAGTAATAGGACTGTAGAACACTATGACCACAAAGATTAATGGTAATCAGATACAGGCAAGTACGAGAGGTCTTGTAACTGCTTGGTCTATATCAGAACAGTTAAATCTTCCACCGTTGAACCAATCGCAGATTAATGCACTTGGTACACCTGCTTATGGTACTTTAGTTTATAATACGACTGAAGATCAGGCACAAATTTATTTGCAAGATGCCAACGCAGGAAACCCAGGTTGGGATGATGTAGGTGGTGGTGGTCCTTCTGTTGGTGAAAACTCAATTATTAGAACCAACGGAACAAACATAGAAGAAAATATCACTGTTGGACCTTCATTCAATGGTGGAGTAGAGTTTACTAACGGTTTTTCAGCAGGTCCGATACAGATTAATAATGGATATACTGTAACTATTGAGAACGGTGCAACTTGGACTATGATCGGTGACGATGATTTGTCTTTCGCACAATTCCAAGATATAGAATCTGGTCACGGTACATTCACTGGGACATTATCACACGCAGGTTTACAGGAACATATTTACTACTATCAGACATCTGGTACGGTAAACCATAACTGGAACAACAGTGGTAATATTTTTGTTAGAAAGACAGGTGGTGGAAACTACACTATCAATCTATCAAATGCACCAGTTGATAACACATTGAAAGCAACCTTAATGACAGTATATACCCGTTTTGAGGGTGGTACAGGTACACCTACTGGGTGGACTGTAAATGGTTACGGTTGTAACGTATATTATAGTAATGGTAGTGGTGCAAGTGGAACTATCCAAAGAGCAGACATTTCGATTCATAACCACGAAATCCCTGGAACTGGTAATCCTTATCTCGTACTAATACACGTACACAATTATAGTTAACCGTCTTAAGGTATAAATAACATTAGGAAATTAAACAGGCAAAATGAGTACCCTTAAAGTTGCATCTATTAGAGACCTGTCAGGCATTGGTGGATTTACACTTGCGTCAGGTAACATCACTGCTAACGGAAATTTGACAGTTAGCAACATCACTATTAATGGAACTATGTCTGGTTCATCCAGTCAGATCGTTCCCTCTGTTAGTGGTCAAAATGGTAAGTTTTTAACTACAAACGGTTCATCTATGAGTTGGACTGATGTTAGTTCAGAAAATATCTCATCCCTACAGGTATGGACAGGTAACGGAACTTGGAATAGACCAAGTGGTGTTAAGTATATACATATCAGAGTTCAAGGTGGTGGCGGTGGAGCGTCAGGTCACGGAGAATCAGGAGCAGCGGGTGGATATTCAGAACGTGTGTTGAATGTAGTAAATATATCTTCAGTTGGTATCACAGTTGGTGGTGGTGGAGGAGGTACTTGGTACTTCGGACACGGTGGTGATGGTGGTTCATCATCATTTGGACCATATCTATCAGCAGGTGGTGGACACGGTGCTAATAGAAACAACCAACACTCAGGTGGACTAGGGCGTAATGGTTCTGGTGGAGACCTCAATGTTTGGGGTGGAGGAGGACAGTCACACCACGGTGGTGGTGGAGGAGTCGGAGGTTCTTCTCACTTTGGTGGTGCTGTATCAGGAGGTTGGCCAAACGGTGGTAACTTCTCACACAATCATCAAGATCACGCAGCGTATGGTGCAGGTGGGTCAGGTGGACACTTCCATAGTTTCCGTGGTTCAAACGGTAAGTATGGTGTTGTTACTGTTATTAACTACAAATAAGAGGTTACTATGAAAAAAGCATTAATGGATTTTACTGGTTACGTTGCAGACATTGTAGAACCTGGGGAAGAATATACACTATTCTTTGGTAGAGGTTGTTCACAGATGTGGGTAAACGCACCTGATAACATAACAAAAGCGTGGACACTAGAATGGAGTCCTGCTGCTGCTGATATGATCTGGGTGGAAAGAACAGAATCATATACAGACCCTGCTACTGCAAGGATTGTAGCGTATGGTGAAATCGGTGAGCAATTAGATATGCTCTACAAAGACATTGCAGCGGGAAAAGATTTAGGTGCTGCTGATGCAATATGGTTTAACCATATTAAAGGAGTAAAGGCAGCGACTACTGCACCCTCAAGTGTAGCGGAACCAATGGATCCCACTATGACTGAAGAGGAAGTAGCAGAATTTATGAGTGACGGACAAGAACCAAGTGTAAATAGACCTTGCAAATTATCATCACAGGAGCAACCTTGTTGGGAGAGATATTCTAACTGGGGTGGTGCATATGATGAACTGGGAGCAGGTTGACGAAAGTGTTATAATTAGTAGTACAAACTACTGACATATGAAGTTAGATAGAATCTGCATTATCGGAGGTGGTAGTGCAGGGTGGATGACAGCATCTATGTTGTCAAGACATTTTGAAGGAACTGGTATAGAAATAACTGTTGTCGAAGCAGACATTCCAAGAATCGGAATCGGAGAAAGCACGACACAGTTTTTTAATACCTTTATACGGTATCTCGATCTCAAAGATGAAGATTGGATGCCACATTGTAATGCTACATATAAACACAGTGTCAAGTTTACTAACTTCAACCCAGACGGTTCATTTCATTATCCATTCGGTACAAGAGGCACAGATATACCTCTGACCGAGTATTATAATTGGAGGAGAGGAAGAAATATTGACAGTATGACCTTTTGTAGGGTATTCTCAGATGTTATAGACCCTATTGAAGTCAACCGTCTTTATCCTCCATTTTTAGAAAGATACGTGGGTTATCACGTTGACGCACTATTATTCGGAGATTTTTTAAGAGATCATTATGCAATTCCAAAAGGTGTTAAACACATTAAAGGCACGGTCACTAACATTCAATCCTGCGTGGATGGGGTTAGCAGAGTTTACCTTGGCAGTGGGGATAGGTACGTTGATGGTGATCTCTTCATAGATTGCACTGGATTCCGTGCATTATTGATGAATGAACTTAATGTGAAATGGGAAGATTGGAGTACACTATTAAAAAATGATTCTACTTGGGCAGTAAGAAAACCATATACAGATAAGAAAAAAGAAATACAACCATACACCGAGTGTACAGGTTTGAGTTCGGGATGGGTATGGAATGTACCTACTTGGGATAGAATCGGAACGGGATATAATTATTGTTCACAATATATTACAGATGAAGATGCACTTGCAGAGTTTAAAGAGCATCTAGGAGTAGATATACCAGAGAATATGTTTAGATTACTCAAGTGGCCAACAGGGATTAGAGAGAAAGTATGGTCACATAACGTAGTGAGTATTGGTTTAAGTGCAGGTTTTATAGAACCATTAGAGTCTGGAGGACTATACTCAGTCCACGAGTTCTTATTTAAACTAATACAGGTGTTACCTAAAGCATCTAATAAATGGAACGGATTTCAACGAGAACAATTTAATCACTCAGTCAGAAAGAAATTTACATCATTCAGAGATTTTGTTGTGAAACATTATACTATGGGTTATAGAGATGATACACCGTTTTGGAAAGATTACACAGATATGGATGCACTAGGTGAGTTTCCAGATTTACTTACACAAGATTGGGAACAAATACAAAACATTAATTACATATCAGAAGGTGAAGCATACTTGCTAGGAGGTTATGAATATGATATAATGCCAGAACATTATGAAATGTTATCCAAAAGAAATGGATATAACATACCTGATTTTGAAGAACCGATCCTAAGAAGAACCTTTATGGATCAGACTTTGGGGAGATACCCGAACGCATATGAATACTATGAAAAGTACCTATATAATGAGCAAGGGAATTAATTATGAAAGTTGAAAACATTGTTATTGTGGGTGGTGGTTCATCAGGTTGGATGACTGCTGCTGCATTGTTAAAGTGCTGCCCGTGGACAAATGTAATTCTAATTGAATCAGACAAACCTACAGTGGGTGTAGGAGAATCTACATTAGGTCATTTCAACAAGTATTTAAGAGCATTAGACTTAGAAGATAAAGACTGGATGCCTAAGTGTAATGCAACATATAAGAATAGTATTCAGTTTACAGATTTTAGAGAGAAAGGAACAGTATTTCAATATCCATTTGGTAAATATGATTATAATGATACTGTAGAAGGTATGAAAGATTGGTTTGATCTTGCTAGAGAAAGACCAGAAGAATATCCTCCAGAATCATTTGCAGAGTTCTTTAACAAAGAAAACTCAGCATTAGTAAAACATAATAAACAATGGGATAATAGAGATAATAGATGGAGAAACTTTAATTGGTTAACTGACGTTGCATATCATTTAGATGCTGAAAAGTTTGCAGAGTATCTAAGGGATGATTATTGTGATAACTTTGATGATAGATTTACACATATTAGAGGTGAAGTCAGGGGATCGGTGAAAGATATAAACGCAGGTGGTTCACCCGCAGTCTCAAACAGATATATTAAACAGTTAGCAGTCAGATTAAATGAAGATAAAAGGACTGTAGGTGTTATTGGCGACTTGTTTATTGACTGTACTGGTTTTAAATCAGTCCTATTAGAAGAGTATATGGGTACTAGGTTCATTAAATTTAATGATTTAGCAAACGATAAAGCATATTTTGCCCGCATACCATATCTCACACAAGATGAAAGAGAAAAACATATGCACAACGTGACTGACTGTCAAGCAGCGGAAAATGGTTGGTTATGGTCAATACCACTATGGAATAGGATCGGAGTTGGATACTGTTGGTCATCTCGATTTGCAATGGAAACAGAGACTAGACAAGAGTTTGAAACGTGGATAGAACAAAAATATGGTGTATCTCCAGAACAGTATGAGGTAGGAACTATTGATATAAAACACGGGTATCACGAAAAAGCGTGGAACTTGAATGTTGTTGCTATTGGACTGTCTTATGGATTTGTTGAACCATTAGAGTCAACGGGACTGTTAACAACACACGAAAATATACTCAGACTGGTAGATGTATTATCAAGAAGAAGAGGATATGTAACACAAATAGAAAGAAACTGGTATAACTACGCTGCACAGAGAGAAGTAATTGGATTTAGTAAGTTTGTTGCTATGCACTATGCTCTGTCACAAAGAACAGACAACCCTTATTGGAGGTGGTGTTCACAAAGAAACGAGTATATGACAGAGCAGTTTGATGGTTTGGTAAGAGTTAATGATAACTATGAAAGACTTGGATCATCATTAGACCTAGATCAAACTATGGATGTGAATATGAATGGTATGAATTACATAGCAGCAGGTCAAGGAATGATGTTAGGTCGAGATTGGTATTTTGACCGTGATCCAGATGAACTTACATTTGTTGCAAACAGTCATTCAAAATACTCAAAAGAAGTCAATGACTTTGTTGAAAGTGATGACTGCCCTACACATTATGAATACTTAAGAGACTACATCTATGGAGGGGATGAATTACGTGCTGAACTTATTTAAAAAGAAAAAGAAAGAACCAAAACCTTGGGTTAGGTTTCACAGTTTGGAGCCTGGATTGGCAGAATGTTATCCAGTCAAACCAACGTCTAGTATAAAACGTGCGTGGCAAGAAAAAGAAGTAAAGGAAAAGCAATGCCCTTTTCAAGGATCACAGAATAGTTCAAACTGCCCTGGTATCAAGCAAATTGCGAGAATGGGATGGGTAGTTGTTGCACCTATGGATTTTAT